CCAATGAAAGTATTGGAGGTTCAATTGATTGAACTACGAGATTGGTTTAACGAATATGAAGAATTAAATAAGGATATATCTATTACAAAAGAGAAACTAATTACTACAAAAGAAAATATAGAATCATTGCAAGTAGAATACAATGAATGGTTAAGTAAAAAGGAACTCTTTCAAGATAAAGAATTGATTGTAACGAATGATAATGTGGAACGTGATTGGAAGGAAGCAATCGCACATTATGAGATTATAGTTGATTCATATAATAAGTCATTAATAAGATTAAATAATCACAAAGCAGGATATATTAAACCAGTACGTCTTCTTGAAAATAAGGAACAATGGTTAAATGAATATTCTAAATATAATGAAGCAAGTGAATTGTGTATTCAGAATGATTGGACGGATATAAGTGAATGTAAGAGTAATTTACAAAATACGAGTGAGTATATTTCAAAGAAAAAACAATTGATACACGAGATAGAAACACTCAATGGACAATATGATAGATTACTACGTAATTTAAATAGTAGTGCAACTTGGAAGATAGAATATTATAATTGGGTGGCTCTATCAGGGCAATTTCTAAAAGAGTCATCCACTAAATATGATGAGCGAGTAATGCAATTTCAGACGATGAAGAATAAATACAATGAATTGAATCAACAATTAGAACAAACATTAGTTTCTCTTAAGATGCTACGAGAAGACAAGTGGATAGATGAATGGAAGAGTTGGAAGACAAAGGAAGAACAAACAATAAAACATAAATGGACGAATATAGACGATATTAAGCAATTAATTTCAGAGTATGAAGATAAATGTATAAATCATAAACTATTAACGAAACAGAAAGAGCAAATGGATAAAGAGTTAGAGGAATCATTGAATCATCCATTTAATCCAAAGTGTAAGGCTTGTTGCGCGAACCCGCTTCACGTTCGTCGTGAATTAATTAAGAAGAAACTTGAAACAATAACAGAAGAATTAACATCTCTTGGAGAATACAAGAGTCTTGATAAATATGTAGTTTATTATCGCAAAGGTTTAGAATGTCTTACATTTGTGGAGAAGAATCGCAATTCATTTGAGAGTAAATATACGGAGCGTATGATACTTGAGAAAAAATACAATGATATAATAACAAAAATTACGAGTGAATTCTCAAATCTTTCACCAATAGATATGATTGATAGTTTATTGGAAGAGGCGATAATGTTACAAGAGAAATACAAACATTTCAAGTCAAATTATGAAAGTGAGAACAAGCGATATAATTGGTTACTTGAGTTGGAAGCAGAGAGTGTGAAGATTGAGAAGGATTTATCAAAGATGAAACGTCGTTTAGATAAAATGGAAACAGAAGATTCATTAAAGACGACATTAGCTTATTGGGAGAAAGCGGTTGAGTTATGTTCGTATATTGATTTACATTCAAGTTATATTCAAAATGAGAAAGACTCGTGGGATGAGGCAGAGCGTCAATGGGAAATAGATGCAACTTGGAAAGATAAGCTTGATTCCTATGAATTAGAGTGTATTGACTTTGAGAGTGAATTAAACGAATCTATCGTGATGGCATACAATATATGGAGAAATGCAGGAGAATCCATTCAAATGGATATATCAAGTCTTGAGGAAAGATATACACATATTAACAATTTTCTGTTATATGTGAATGACAAAAGGCTCTTATTAAAGAATATTGAGAGTGAAATAGAATTCAATAAAGCATTTGTGGAATGGGAATGTATTAATAATGAAATACAGAATAAGTTAGAAATGATAACTTGTAAGATATATAAATGTGAGCTTCGTATAATTGACAATGAGTTAGAAAAGTATGCAAGGTATGCCGTTGCAACGAATGAGCTTAATAAAGCGAAACAAGCATTAGTGTGGTATAATTATCAAAGAACAAAGGCAGAGTTATTTGAGAAAAATAATAAGAAGCATCAACTTGATATAACGATAGAGCATTACAATCGTGATGCAGGTCGTATGAATGCAAATAATAATATAATTAGTCAATTACACAAGTATTATACTCAATGGGTACAGAACAGGGATATACTTATTAAACTGGATGAGCGTCTCGTTGGGGAGAAGGGTAAGGGAGCGACGACGGATACCTTTAAAGAGTGGGTATATGCGAACCATGTATTACCGATGATAGAGCGTCAAGTGAATCAGTATTTATCAAACATAGATGATATCCGATTCCGGATTGGGTATGGGACAAAGACCTTACAATACTATGTAAAGGACAGGACAAACGAGACATCGTATGCAGCGAGTAGTGGATATCAGCAGTTTATCATAGGACTTGCGATGCGTCAGGCGTTAGCAATGATAGGTGGTTCTGGTAATAACTTACAGCATATGTTTATAGATGAAGGGTTTACAGCGTGTGATGTAAGGAATATAGAGAAGACACATTCTATGTTAAACATCTTAATAGAGATGGGACATTACAAGAGTATATTATTAGTAAGTCATCTTGAGTCAATCAAGGATGTAGTGCCACTTAAAATAAATATTCAACGGAATGGTGCATTTACGAGATTAAAGTATGGAGAGCCATATCCAATCTTTAAGAATACGGCGATTCGTCGTGGAAGACCATCCAAGAGTACGACGACGAAGCCTTAGCTCGCCGCCAGCCGAAGGCATACAGCAAAATGAAAGGTTATCATATATGTCAAAAGTTATATGAATGGTGAAACAAATTTATTATACTATCAAAAATATATATTTTTTGTATTCAAAGTCCCAATTAATCTTGTATAATTTTTTCAATTTTACATTTAAAAATAAATATTCTGGACACCTGGGTTCGAACCAGGGACTTACGGATAACAACTCATCAAACTATTACAGTCCGTTACTCTTCCAACTGAGTTATGCCCAGTACAATTAATATACACTTCTTATCTTTAAATCCTTTTTTAAATATCACGAATGAATTCAATATGTTTAATTTCTTCAATTTCTAAATGGGCTTTAATAATGTTTGAAATATTGTCAGAATCATAACCATCTTTGCAAGAATATACATCTAATGCAAACTTATTACTTTCTGGCCAAGTATGAATACTTATGTGAGATTCGCTTAGTAGATAGAGTACAGTTACTCCAAAGGGTTTAAATTGATGATAAGAAACATCTAATATGGTTAATTCACATTCTTTGATAATTTCTTGAAGCATTTTCATAAGGGAATATATGTTGTTTAAAGGACTCTCTTCTTCTTTACCTTCATAGACAATTTTACCTTCTGTAATTAGAATTTTACCGAGATTCATTATAATATATATAATGTTATTTTTTTAAATAGTAATAATAGTATATATATGCCACAAACCATAACCCAAACACAAACTAAAACACGACAAAATAATGAAACAATAAATATACGTTTAACACATCATAAGAAGAGTTCTTCTCCAAGCTCAAGTCCACCTTCCTCATCCTCTGCATCATCTCAACAATTAGAAGGAATATTACCTTGTGATAAGATAGTTAATATTTATACATCCATTAAAATTTTATATAAAATTAGAGGAAGCTATACAAGTCCTTCTGGTGTTAAATATCATATGATTATACCAACCACCAACTTTCTGGAAACAATGTCAGACATTCTCGACCCTGTTGAATTTGCAATTTATGAAAAAATAATGTTTAATGGAAAGGCTATTTTATTACCTTATCGTAAAGAAAAGAATGTATTCAAGAAAGGTGATACATTACTATTTGTAAGATGCAAGAATAATTCGCTACATATTGTTAAACCATCTGATGTACCAAAAAGTGTTGCATTAGATAGATATAATTATGAACATAAATTTACTACAAAACAAGAAACAGTTAATAGTCGTAGTCACCATATGTTTGAACGTGAAAAATTAAAAGTGATTCGTAATATGATTGATTTATTTACTTGTGAAAACGCACAATCTAAATTTTGCAAGGATGCATTAAAAACAGCTTGTGAAGATGAAACAAAGGATGCTAAATTATTAAAGGAAATTTACCATTATGGTGTTCGCAATACTAAAATCCCGAATCGTACTTGGGAAGAAGTCTGTAATGAATAATAGAATATTGTGAATGTGAATGAATAATAGAATATTGTGAATGTGAATGAATAATAGAATATTGTGAATGATGAATTGTATTAAAGTTTCCTTTCCATTGATAAAATTTGATTTTTGTGATTTCTGTTTATTACACATACTACAGAATGGCTACTCTCAATGATGTCCCTTTCGATGTTATTAGCAAATATGTTCTGGTAAACCTTTCCTGTAAGGACTTGGCAAACAACAAGATGGTCTTCAAGGAGCTGGCTGATGATATTCAGGCGACTATCAATTCTCGCAATGTGCTGATGTACAATCATATGCTTGATGAGATGACAACAAAACTGGTGCACCATTTTACTAATTTGTTTATGTTGCTCCACATTCAAATGACTACACCAATCTATTATTTTAGTGCCTCCTTTAAGATTGGGGTTCATCAAATATATATTGTGTTGCAGAAACATGAGATGGGTCTTGTTCCTGCTGGAAAGCTATTCTTTGCAACTTATAAAGATATTGAAAATTATAACTCTGTGCACTGGGTGAATGAAGAGAATCCTTCTGACATTCTCAATTACTTCTTTGTTGAGAACGACTGTTCTAAAGAGATATGGGTAAAGACAATAACTCCTATGATAAAGAATATGTTGGAAAAGGAAATTCAACAAATCCCTGCATCCGACACAATTGGACAAACAGTTGCCAATCTCAAAGAGCATGTGAGGCGCACATATAATGCAACCACTGAGTTTGGATTTAATTGTCCCAAAGGAAACACCTATTCAGCAACTTACTCAATGAGAGATACTGGAATATATCAATTTCCGAATAACTGGAAGTCTTGGATGAATATTAAGAACAAAAAATGGAAAAGGGAATATCTGCTTCCAATTCAGGAACAGTTTGAAGATGCTATGTGGCAGTTTAAGAACTGTATCATAGATGCACCATTTGACTTCTCAAACCTCTAAAAACATCATTTTAATAAAGCATCACTTTTGCATCAAATTGTATAAAAATATGGCATTTTTGTATAAAATTTGATTCCGAATAATTTATTATCTTTCGGGTCATCCCATTAAACGAACACGAGTCACCAACTGTTCCCCCAGCTCCCTGTTCCCCTGTTCCCAGCTCCCCAAAGCAAGAATGACGACTGTCGCTTCCTTCGCGTTCAAGTGCATTGAGAGCTACACCAACACGAATGACATCGTGGAACTGATTGCCAACAAGTTCCACCGCATCGGATTCAACGATGGTGTCAAGCAGGACATTGAGAAGCGAAAGAGCTTCTTTGAGAGCACCTTCTTTGAGAACGAGGGCAATCGTCTGGACGCCCTCTATGAGAAGTACTCTGAGATGGATATCTACATTGACGAACATTACGAGTGGACGACGATTATCTTTCACCTGACTGAGACTCGCTTCATTGTGTGCCACAGATATGATGAGATTTATGACAACCATTTCATTCTTGCAGAGGGCTACATTTCCTCAACCAATGAGATTGACATTGAGAGGTTCTATTACAAGAACTCTCGGAGCAACTCTTCCACCAACTCTCTCAGCGATTACATTGAGAAAGCCGGGTTCAACCACATTCCCTTTCAGTATCTGTGCGAGATGATTAACCCCGATGTTCCTTACAAGTACACCGAGGGTATCAAGCAGACCTCGGTTAGGAAGTGGTTCAACCCCGAGGATATTTGCGACTCATTGACTGACATCATGACCATTGAGATGATTAAGATGGAACTCGTGCAGATGGAGTAAAAATATAATAAAAAATTACAGAGTGTATAGCAATATACATTTTGTAATGTGTTTTGTTATATACATTTTATAATTTTATTTTAACCATTCTTATTAGAATGAGTAAAATAGAACATTTAGTTGGAAGAATTACAGATAAACAAATAAGACATAGTGGTCAAGAAGCAACTATGGTTGATGTTGATTTTAAATTTTCACCTAATTCCAGATACCCTAAATCATATCTTGGAATAAAAAAATATATTAAAGAGACAACCAAAATAGTTGTTATTAATAACTACAATAATTCAGTCTATGTTCGTGTATACGAAGAATCCAGAAGAAATGTATCAGGTATTAATTTACATAACCCAGTATTGAATATTTTATGTACCAAAAATAACTCTAAAATGCCTGATGCTCGTTCCCATAAAGCAGAGAATCCAGATTATACAATAACTATCACTGTAAATGCTTCAGGGTCAGTAAGTATATCTCAAACTGCAGGCACTTCTGCTCCAGCTCGTCAATCTTCACCTCGTGTTTCACCTCGTGTTTCACCTCAAGGTTCTCCTTTAACGTCTAAGGAGAAAGAAACTCTGTCTCAATTAAGAATACTTGAAGCAGTACGCACATTAACAGGATTTAAACGCCCTCGTAGTACAGGAACATCCAGAACTACTAAAAAATAACATTAAACATAACTCTTATTATTGTATAAAAATGAAGTTTCAAAAAGAACTATCACAAATAATAAATACACTATATGACCCTATTTTTTTGAAAACATCTATTCCTTATAAGCAATGGAAGAAAGAAACAAAATATCAAACAAATCAATGGACTCTTTTGGATTTAGAACAACAATGTAAAATAATAGATAATGTATTGCAAACTAAATTACCTTGGATTACTTTTCGGAAACCATTGTTATGTTGTTCCTCAAAAGTGATTGTTCCAAATATAGAATATAATGAATTATTAACTTATGCAAATATTAATGCTCAAGCAGTTTATAAAGTATGTAAGAAACTTGAGAAAACAGGTCACGTTGGAGCTATGAAATTTCTTGAATCATTGAGAACATCACATAAGTATTTATTTATGGGAAGTTATGCAATAACAAGGCTTAAATTTGAAAATCCAGAAGATGATATAGACCGTTCGTGTCCCATTTGTTTTGAAGATTTAAACGAAAAACGACCTGCAATTATTTTATCGTGTGGTCACTATCATTGTTATAAATGTTTAGAGGATATGACACATATAAATAAGATTAATGCAATGTTTCACATTAAATTAATGGTAATATCAAAAACCTATATGTGTCCCATTTGTAGATATAGAAATAAAGAAAAATTATTAAATACTGATGCTTTCTGGCCTTCTAAGCCACAATAAACCATCTTTTACAACTATGGATAACTTGGTTTCTTTATATGGCATTTGAATAATTTCAAAGAGTCTTTTTTCATAAATGATTGTATTTGTTTGAGTACATTTTTTTATAATATGACCTTCTATCTCCACTAAATTATTATGTGTATATGTTATTTTAAGGTCATCTTTTGTAAAGCCAGCGATTTGTTTAACATAAATATAAGAGCCATTTGGTAAATACTTAAATTGGGATATTGTACCAAGATACTTATACAAATAAAATCCGATTCTTTGTAACATTCTAAGATTCTCTAACATTTATTTGGTAAATATCAAACGAACACGATAAACCATTTGCAGGAACAATACCAATTGGTTGGTCTGCTATAAAGTCACGAACTGTATCACCTAATTGAAAATCATTAATAATATCAACAACGTCACTTATACGTTCAATATAGTCTTGGTCTCCAGCACATATTTCTAAAATCCAAAGTGATAATTGAGCGTTTGGTTGAATAGATAATGTGACTTCATGTCGTTTCTTCCATTTATTTAACAATAATTCACATAACTCTTCTTTTGTCATACGTTCAATGTGTTGATTATAAATAGAATTTAATTGTTCTACAATTCTTGTTTTAACAATATCGTCCATTCTCATATTTGGTTCTTCGTCATCATCGTCATCATAACTATTATATGGAGTAATACTATTTCTAACTTTAATAGTTCTATATGAAGGTATTCTTTTCATAAAACTATACTCTTTTGTTCTCAACATACTTATTTTGAGATTGTTTCTCAACATACTTATTTTATTATCTTAAAATAATAACTTTCATTTATTATATGCTTTTTCATATTTATTATAAAGTTTTTTATAATAACACTACGCTTGTAGATTGTGTAGGTCTTTCCAAGTAATGCGACCAATATCTATTTTTTTATATGTTTTCAATTTACGTATATTCCACAGAAGTGCATCTTTATACCATTTCTTTTGAGACGCAGTTGTAGCCGTATTAATTGAAATTTTATTGTTTTCTATATCTTCATTTAATCCAATAATTAGTTTCTTTATCAAATCACCTACAACCTTTTTGCAATGGTCTACTTCGCACTTTAACATTGCCTGCATCTCAGCATTATTTAAACGCATCTCTTTCGTAATTTGAATTTTCTTGTTTTTATGTAAATTCTCAATAAGATTCCAATAGGCATTATATTCTTTACGACACTTTGATTGAAGACACTTCTTTTCTGCTTCATATGCTTTTATTATTTTCAAGGAGATAGTAGATAAATAAACCATTCTTTATATATTGGTACATTTTTTAAGCGCATACATAAAATTTACATCATAGAAAAAGGCATCCCTTTTACAACTTTTAATATATTTGATAGATGAATCTATTGTCATATTATGTTTTTTTATTAGATATAATGCAACTAAAGCACAAGAACGTTGTTGTCCTGCAAGACAATGTACTAATATCGTTTTATTATTTGTAATATATTCATCCATCCTTTCTATTATTTTTGGTGCAATAGATATAAATGTTTCCATTTCTACGACAGTACCATTATCATCTATTGGTAACCTAATATCAATATATGGAAAAACTCTATTTGGAAAAGGTAGGTCTTTCGTACAATTTATAATAATATCTGTATATGTTTCTTTTACACTTGAGAAACTACCTAAAAATAATCCAGACACTATTTCTACAGCACACATTATTCTAATAATCATCTTTATTTTTTCCAAGCATCAAATAACGTTTTCATTGCAAAGCTTACACCATTCATCTGTTTATTATACACCAATTCATAAGGGTCTCCTTTACCATTCCATTCTACCCATACAGATTCTAACATTAAATAGGTTTTATCCTTTGTTACAGCATATCCATAAGGTACAAAACTATTACCCATAGGTGAATCGTATTTTAATATAGGTGAATCTGTGCTAAATGATTGAACAATACGTCCATCTATATAAATATAACTCTTTGGTTTAATTTCAACTAAGATTGTACTACCTTTATAACCCTTTGTTTTTTTCTTAGGTGGTACAACCCAAGATGCACTACTCGCCCAATAACGTGTGTATTTCGTTATAGTATATGCTAATTTTGTAATAGATTCCTCTATGGTAGTAAATATATATATATTCTTATTTCCTATAAATACTTTATTGAGTTCACCATTATATAAACAATCATACTTTACAATTTTATCACCTAATTCAACCCAACGATGTATTTTCTTGGCATTTTCTAAAACAATCCAATAAGCACCATTATTGCCTTTTTTGATAGTTCCTAAAGGTGTATCTGCAGCATGAAGGTCAGGACTTGGTCGTACAGCTTTTCCTCCTCCTTTATATTGTTCATATTCAATACCAACGACATCTTTAAAAGATACCTCTTGATTATTAACATTTAATGGATATCTATTTGTACCAAGAGTATAATTGTGTTCAAGTACTCCTTTATGAATCCTTACTTTTCCATTACTTAAATCTTCTTTATAAATAATAGTTATAAATGTTTTATTAAGAACTGAAAATTCCTTTGAATAATTTTCAATAGAATGAAATAATGAACCTTTCTTATGATATAAATTAAAAGAGGTACATATTTTTTTATGAGTTTTTATTAAATCTTTGTGTTCCTGAGAACAAATGTGTTTTAAATCATATACCATACCTGCATTAGTTTGATTATCCCATAATATTTCAATTTCAAGTGGTTCTATGGTACAGTTATATTGACTAAATGTACGATTTTCAAATTTAGACAAAATTTGGGTTTGATACAGTTTATTTAAACCACGAACATAGTCTTTGTTAATAGTAACTATTTCAGGATTGTTATTATTATTAATATGAAGCATACTTGGTAATAAGACAATTTCATATTGTATAATTTTATTGATGCTTTTTGCAACGTGTATGTTTTTATAATTAGGAGGTGGTCCTAAGAAAAATGCATTATCGCCTTTTTTTAATTTAATGTTTAAGAAACAACAAGCTAGTTCTTTTGCGTTATGTAATGAGAATCTAATTGGAAATGCCTTTTCAATAGATGTGGCAATTGGTTTCATATGAGGTAAATTTTTTGGTGGTAAATTTGTTTTATCACAAGATAGTGTTTTATTTTCATCCGGAATGTATATATGTCTCGTAACATTTATGTCTTTTGGGACAGGGGGTGCTCCTTTAATAATAGAGTAAATGTCAATATAGTTTTTTAAATTATAATAAGGTACATTTTTAGAGACTGTACCATTTATAAAGTCATTGTGAATTTGGGAAGATGTTAAACCAGATATATAATGTGATATAAGTTGTTTTTGATTATCATTTAATTTTTCATAATACTCAAATGAATCATCTAACCATTGACATAATATAGGGTCACATTCAATTGAATCTTCTTCTTCACAATATGTGTTACATAATAAATAGGGTGCTGTAAAAAAAGCAAACGGACTTTTTTCATCTGGTACAAATGGTCGTAATCCAAATGAAGAAAATGACGTTGATTCTAATGAAGGGAATGATGGTGTTCCTTTTTTAGCTATTTCGCCAAATGTTGGTAATTTAAAAGACACTAAAGGAATTACAGTTTTAGATATATCATCATATTCCATTTACTTATGTTTAATATATAAAAATTAAACTGGTTTCTAAATAGCAAACCACGAATTTATATCTTCTTTTGCAGATTTCAAATGACTGACTGTAGAAAAGTTAATAGAATGTTGAATTCGTACTTCTATGAATTTAACATACTCTTCTATAGTATCTTTACCTGTACTTTGTTTAAAATATTCTAATGAAAATAAGAACGAACATTTATAACGATATTTTAAAAATGCAGCACGTTCAAGAGTATCCCATACGTGTTGTTGAGATATATTTTTAACAGCATCCTTATTTTCTATATCTTTTAAATATGTAACAATAGTTGCATCTAAATCATTTCTTTTTCTTTTGGGAGCACCACCACTCAAAGAAGCAGGATTTACTAATTCTAATACAAATTTAAAATAACCAGTTAATTCTGAATATAATAAATAATTCATTGTTGTAATAGAATTAATACAAGATGCATCACGGAATGATTGTGTTTTATGTTCAAAATATTTTATTAAATGAGACAACATAGAATAACTCTTTTTAATAGATGCTGGTTTTTGATATTCTATTTGTTTTTCTTGAGAAGATTTACTATCTAATCCTCCTTTTTGTCCATAATCTGCTCTTAATAAATCATATCCATAATTGAGTTTATGAATATAATAATCTGTTTCATCATATTTCTTTTCAGGGTTGTATGCATAAAAGTATTGTTTTATAATGGGTGCATTCTCAATAAGTGTTTCAAATATATGATATGCATCTTTAACTGTATATTTAAATTGTGACGATAAATCTTGATTATAATTTGCACTAATATAATATTCATCTAATTCAGTATTTGTTTCGTGTAATGGTATATTATTTAATTTTATACTATTACATTCACGATGAGTATATGCATAATTTAATGGAAAATTCAATATACCTAATATAAATGCAGGAGCTACAGGTATAATATGGTCTATTTCTCCCGAGACAATAGATTGTTGATTTTTTAAATCATTATTGTGTTTAATAACTTTTCCACATAAATAACATACATTATTTATATCTTCCTTATTTGATTTATGAAGAGTATGATATTTTAATGATATTGGTTGTGCTAACATTGGATGATCGTCATCATATAAAGTATATAGTGTTTTAAATAAAACCTTATTAATTGTATTATTTTTTAAATAAGTAGAATATAAATGTAAATATATATAACGTATGAAACTATATGTAGATTGTTTTCCTGTATATTTTGTATTTAATGAAGCATTTGATGTTATTTGTTCACCATTCTTAAAATGATTAATATCGCTTGATAATACAATTGCTTTAGAACCTGCTTTAAATGTATATAAATACCAAAGCATTATTCCTGTGAATAAGTTACTATTATTAAACTTATTCACAATAAGTGCTTCAAATAGATACATAAATGGAATAATTTGAGTTAAATTAATATTATTTTTTACAATGTCATGTCGTAGTCCTTTTAACTCTTTAATACTCTTAACCATCTCAGCTAAAAATAATAGTTTATTTGGTTCAGACATCTATATGTATCGTTGATAAAAATTGGTATTTTGTATCGTTGATAAAAATTGACACTTATTATTAAAACTTAGCAAAATGTCACTAACAGAAGAACAACAAAATGTGGTTAATTCTATTCACAAAGGTGAAAATATATTTTTAACTGCACCTGCTGGTTATGGTAAGAGTTATGTGATTCAACATATTATTAAATGGTCAAATAAAAATAACATTCATATTGGTATTACGGCAATGACAGGAGCTGCTGCACTTCTATTAGAAGGTCAAACACTACATTCATTTCTTGGGATTGGTTTAGGTGAGGGCACACCCGAAGACTTATTCAAACGAAATCTAAAGAATAAAAAACTCCTTTTAAAATTACAAAGACTCAATCTTCTTATTATAGATGAGGTTTCAATGATGAATGCAGAATTGTTAGACAAAATATCTCTATACTTGGGTCTCATTCGTAAAAACAATAATCCCTTTGGAAAGGTTCAAATGTTTCTATCTGGAGATATGGTACAACTTCCCCCAATCAAAGGACTTTACTGTTTCTTATCAAGTGAATGGAAAAGAGCGAATATCCAAATAGTAGTCCTTAATAAAAATATGAGACAACAAGATGATACTATATTCCAATCACTACTTGAGACAGTTCGTTGGGGTAAATGTACCAAAGTTGAAATGGATATACTTGAACCTTTAAAGAATACACAATTTCCGAATGGTATTTTACCAACGAGATTGTATTCAAGAAATATTGATGTAGATAGGATTAATCAAGCTGAATTAAAAACAATTATAACTCAAGATAAAATGATACCTATTGAATTTAAAGTAATTTTTCCACAAGATGCTAAGAAAGCGCAACTTGCTAAACAATTAATCACATCCTTTGGTATACCTGAATCAATTACTCTTTGTATCGGAGCACAAGTTGTACTAACTCGTAATATGGATAGAGAAATAGGTCTTGTCAATGGTTCAAGAGGTATAGTACAATCATTGGAACAAAATAAGATTATTGTAAAATTTACAAATAATATTACTTATCCAATTGAATATATTGAATACAACAAAATGGAAAAAGATGTAAATATTACATTCTTTCACTATATTCCAGTAAAGTTGGCTTATGCATTATCAATTCATAGATGTCAAGGTATGACACTTGATGCCATTGAAATTGATTTAGGTGAAAGTATATTCTGTAATGGTCAAGCATATACAGCATTGTCTCGTGCGAAGAATCTTCAAAGCATTCGTATAATTGATGTATCGTCGCGTTCGTTTAAAACAAGTCAAGAAGTGATTGCATTTTATAAAAAGGATTCTATTATTTGCTAAATAATTCAAAGGCTTTATTATCTATTTCAATAGGCGTTAAATCTTTATCATTCGCTACGATTTTTTTGTAAGTAAAATATTCAAGTGGTTTCATTTTCCATTTAGTTGGATTTCCTTTTTTAACAATACCACTAACATCAAAGTCAAATAATTTATAAGTCCCATCTGTTGCAATACCTATATTATCAAATTTCCAATCAATATACATTATATTGCACTTTTGTAATTGTGTTTTTGCATTATCTGCAGATTCAATAGCTTTCGTATTATTTTTAATATATGTGTCTAATAATTCTATATCTACATAATCATCTGTTATATTATATACAGTTACGACATTTGGTTGTGGATTATCTTTTAATATTTTATATATTTCACATTCAATCTGTGAAGAATACTGACGTTCTTTATCAAAGTCTGTTGTATTTTCTTTATTAAACATTTTACGAAAAAAAGGTTTTCCATCAATTAATAAATCAATCTTATGAAAATCACCTTCTGAATCCATCATCAAAGACATTTTAAAGAGTTTTCTTTTGTATTTTGGAAAGTACAATATTTATTCAATTTTTGTATATTTAGGAAGTGACACTATGGAATGTTCCATTTGTTTAGAAGAAATTACAGAGGATAATTTGGCGACCACACCTTGTGGTCATAAATTTCATACACATTGTCTTATGAATTATGGTGCAACTGTAATAGCAAATGCAACCAA